ATGGCTAAAATCGGCGCGCGAGTATACAGCTATTTACGCTTCTCAGACCCACGACAAGGATCCGGTAGCAGTGCCGATCGTCAGTTGCAGTACGCACAACGCTGGGCAGCAGATAAGGGCCTGGCGCTGGACGAGTCTCTATCACTGCGCGATGAAGGTCTGTCAGCGTACCACCAACGGCACGTCACCCAGGGTGCATTAGGCGTGTTCCTCAGAGCGATTGAGGACGGCCGCATCGCGTCAGGTTCAATTTTGGTTGTCGAAGGCTTGGATCGACTGAGTCGAGCAGAGCCGATTCAAGCCCAAGCCCAGCTCGCTCAGATAATAAACGCCGGCATTACCGTCGTTACTGCGAGTGACGGGAGGGAATACAACCGAGCGGGATTGAAAGCTCAACCGATGGACTTGGTTTATTCGTTGCTTGTGATGATCCGGGCACACGAAGAGTCCGACACCAAGAGCAAGCGAGTGAAAGCCTCGATCCTACGGTTATGCCAAGCCTGGCAGTCCGGGACCTACCGGGGGCTGATCAGGAATGGCAAGGATCCTCAATGGCTCAAGTGGACCGGCAGTGCATGGGAAATGCTCCCTGACCGAGTGCTTACAGTTCGTCGCGCATTAGCGCTTTATCAAGAGGGCCTGGGCGCAGCACGTGCGGTGCGTGTATTGCACGAGGAGGGTTTGGACTATTCCGATGCAGGTATAACTAAGCAGCAGATCTACAGACTGATAAAACTCCAGGCGTTACGGGGAGCAAAGTGTCTATCGGTAGATGGTGAAGATTTTGTGCTGGAGGACTACTACCCTCGGTTGATTTCAGAGTCAGAGTGGGCGGATCTGCAGCATTTGGCAGGGCAGCGCTTACGACGGCGTGGCCACGGTGAGATACCTGGAATAATCACAGGTATCGGTCTTACCTATTGCGGATATTGCGGCACAGCCCTTGTCGGTCAGAACATGATGACTCGGCAAAAGGCAGACGGAACGATCGCTGATGGACACCGTAGGCTGCACTGCGTCTCGTATGGCGTTAACGGTGGATGTAAAGCAGGCGGATCCTGCAGTGTCGTTCCGATCGAGCGGGCGCTTCTCAACTTCTGCTCCGACCAGCTCAACTTGCAGCGGCTACTTAAGGTAGGTGATGACGGGCAAGGCCTTCGTCACCAGCTTGTCATTGCTCGGTCAGCAGTTGAAAAATTCAGTGTTCAGCTTGGCAAAATTACAGACGCACTTCTAGCTGACGACAGCGGTACTGCACCAACTGCGTTCATCAGAAGGGCGCGTGAGCTGGAGTCGCAGCAGGCAGATGCCCAAAAAAAGGTACTGCAGCTGGAGTACGAGTTGGCTGCGGTTTCCGGATCAGGAAGGCCAGCCCAGGCTGAACGGTGGGTTGAATTGGCGGATCTTGTCCGTGCTGGTGACTATCCGGCCAGGGAGAAAGTGCGGCAGCTGGTAATGGATACGTTTGAAAGGATCGTTGTATTCATGCGCGGAATGGGTGCAGAAGACAGGTCGAACAAATTCATTGATGTTCAGCTGTTGTCACGCACCGGCCAGCACAGGCTTCTGCAGATCAACCGTAAGACTGGCGCATGGGTCGCAAGTGAGGACTGGGACTGACTGTTGCTTGTATTGATATTGATCATACACTGTATGTTCATACAGTTATGATCAGGAGTCGCTATGCTGCAGGAAGTCCCTATAGGTGTTGCTCGCCAGTCGTTCACGCCATTCGAGAGTCTGCTAAGACGTATCCATCGACAGATCAATAGCTCAGTTGCACAGAACACCCGGCATACCACCATAGCCAGGCAGCCGGAGGAAAGCGCGTCTGATTGGGACGTGTTCCTCGAGCAACTGGAGCTTGAAGAAAGCGTCCGCGTTACCCGCATTGATCGCGGGGTAGCACAGCTGAAATGGACCAATCAGCATCCGGGCTGAAATTTACCGCAGGTTAATTTAAGTAACCTGCGGTATTGATTTGTTTCGTTACCTGAGGTTAATCTACGCACATCAGTTCAGCGCTTGGCGCTGCAACGATCCATGCGGAGATTAGCGATGCAACTGGTTACCCTTTCCTCGGAAGCAAGAGCTCACCTGGTTGGCCAGCTGGATAACAGCCAGCAACGCCGGTCAGGCTTCCTCTGTGCCTTCCCGCTTGATGACACCAGCGACAAGGTCATGGACGTCGTCCAGCTCATGGTCACCCCAGGTGCAGCCGAGTGGCACGTCTGGGTGAGTTTGGTTGGTCACATCACAACCGTAGCGATTCCGTTCACCAGCGCTACACCTGAGCGCATCACCCAAATAATCGAAGATCATGTCAATTCACACTTTGCCACCGCCACAGATGTGAGTGTGATTTTGCATGCGCGATGTGATCTTGAGTTGACTGTAAAAATTGCTGTACTCATGAACCAAGGCACTTTTCTGATTCCATCTTTAGAGTTATCAGATTTGTACTTGGTTATCGAGCAGGTGGATTTTCAAACGCGACCAGATTTCCGATTTGTCTTAAACGGTATCTCTCTCACGATTCCTGTACCACTTCCTTTGTCCAAAGAGCTAGCCTGTAAGTTGATACTGAGTTGCACTAATACAATCATCAAGAATTACAGCAACGGATGGGGTGGATGATGACTGCTACGCATGTAGAGGGCGTGCGTTTTTTCAAAACTATCATGGTGCTGATCGCGATGTCGCTTTCGAGCGTGACCGCCGTTTCTGTTGGTATGGCAATGTTTGCCATGATAGACAATTTGTTTATGGCCTCGGTGTTCGCAGCAGCTGCTGTCGTCTTGGATATTTATAAGTACCTAGCATGGCCGCTAGCAATAGCAGCGTGGTTTCATGGTAAGAAGATTTGTGCGGTCTTGATGGTCATATCTGCGATCACGCTGGGTGCTGTGTCAGCTTGGGCGACGTACGATCGATTGCATAACTCGATATCTGCCAGCCATGCTCGTTTTGAATCTTCACAGCAAAAGGTGTCTGAATTAACGGCCCTGCGTTCCTTGCAGCTTGATCGTCTGGCTGTCATTGATGCCGAAGCTCGCTCAATGAGAGAGCAGGCCAAGCAATTGAGAGATCGAGGAATCGTTACCAAAGCTCAAGACCTTGATACGTTAGCTATGTCTTCTGCTGCATCTCAACGGCAACAAGTCTTCACACGAGTCGAAAATTTAGAGAGCGAGATAACTGCCCTCCAGACCATTCCAGTGCCGTCAGCCGTTTTACCATCGCTGATTTTGATTTTTATATGTGCCGGTTTCGCACTAGCACTTGAAGTTGTTCCTGCTCTCCTTGGGGTTGCGATACGTGCAGGTGAAAACGATGTTCGTTCTACCGCACCGTTGCCGGGCCATGCAGAATCGACTGCACCAGCCACCGAGCCAGCAACGGAGGGAGCGCTACCTGTTGTCGATCCAGCCCCGGCAGCAACAACCCCGGAAACCCCAGCAACCTCGTCTGTTACTACGACAACAGACCGGCAACAAGACCTGTTTGGGTGTGACGACTCACGGCTCATGCAGACTTTGATCAGCATGACCGAATCAACATCGCCAGGCACACCTATCAAGGTTCGCGACTTCACCGCAGTTGCGAAGGTGGGCAATAGGCGAACGATTAAATTGTTTCATACAGCCATGGAAGTTGGCTTGTTGAAAAGAACCAGCGCTGGCTATGTAGCTGCCTAAGGAAAAAGTATGACGCTCAAGATTAATATATCGGAACCTAATACCCTCAAATTGTTGTTGGATAGCATCGAAGGGTATCGAGTTTCAAATCAAGCTTTAGATGATGCCATTGAAAAAGAAAATTGGGGCGCTATCAGCGTGGTCCAAGGATTGCGCACTATGCATGCAAGCACTATTGCTCTTATTGTTAATCAATACGCAGACTCTCAAGTAGGAGGGGCACACTGATGATCGGTATTCCTAAGACGGGTACTTTGGCAAACGGCTGTGTAAGTGCCAACGTTACTACTGGATATAAGCTGACGACAAGCGACGGAAGGCCAGCTCGACTAGCTATCATCGACGATGAAGGCAAGGTCGTTGAGGCTGGTGAGGGAGTGGCGCAAGAAGTTTGGAATGTTGCAATTGCAGTCATGAAAAATTTCAGGATTGGCAAGGGTCACATCGTGGTTCACAGCTCGCCACCCGGAAGTGTTCCTCAACCTAAATAGCAGTCAGTGATAAGTAAAGGGAGTTGGTAGCCATGAAAAAAAAGCTCGATGCTCGCTCTGCGCCAGTCGATATCAAAGCACTTGAAATTTTGAAACGTCACGAGCCCATCACAGTTGTTATGGATGCCTACGACATTCACGCTTTGGAAAAACAGATACGCGCGGATACCGAAATGTGGAAGTTCTGTTTGCAGTTGGTTACTGAGCGTTATCCAGGCCAGCTGCAAAATAGAGTGAATGATAGAAGCGCCGATGTTGCCAATCGGCTCTTGTGGCGGCTCAAGCCACTCGCCACAGGGCCACTAGCGGAGGCTATCACTGACAGGGAGGAGGCGATCAGGCAATGGCAATCCAGTCAGACGCTGTTACCCACTGAACCCGAGTAATGGGAAAGCCTGTTGCAACACCAGCCCGCCAAGTCGCGGGCTTTGGCAGTATGAGGGGCGCAGTATCCGCGTCCCACAACTGAGACCGCATACAAATGGCGACTGAAAAGCAAGAATACACCGAAGTTTTCACTCGGTTACTTCAACCAAAAGTTTGGGAGAAGCGTGCTCATACTATTTTCGCTGGCTTCAATAACAGATTACCTGTGTTTGGTCAGTATCTACGCATCGGTCCGGGCCTAGCCCCCTTGGCTATCCAGATTGGCTACGTCGTGCAGATTCGTCGCTGCCAAGGCCGGTTTGGTTCTGATATTTACCTGCTGCGACACTGTACTGGCGAGCTGGTAGAGCACTCTAACAATAGCTACCTACCACTGACCCCCGAAGAGATCGATGCTGTTCTGCCATGCTTTGGTGATGTCACACCGAGCGCAGAGGGCCATAACCCTGTTTACGGACTATGCACACCAGGTTCCCGATCTGCCGGGTTCGTGATCGAGCCACCAGCAGGATTTGAGGCACGCGGAGGAGAGGGGACTCGAATGAAAGTCATAGCCGAGGATGCCGAAGGAACAAAGAGCCTCACCGACATAGTGTTCCTGTAGACGATCACAGCGCTACATACCGGTGATCTTCGCATCAATAGCCCGCCCGATGATCTCCCACGCACCGTCAAGCTGGACGGTTTGGTATGCAGGGTTGAGCGGAACCAGGTAGCCGACGCCGGCATCCATAACGTACTGCTTGAAAGTAGTTTCACCAGTAGCCGCATTGCGAGCGATGTAGAACTTCCCGCTGATGATGTCAAAGCCCTCAGGCCGAACCAGAATGGGCGTACCTTCTGGAAAGGTGGGTGGGGTATCCGATGTCATCGACTTACCCTTCACTCTCAGCCAGTACCCACTTGGCCCCGCATTCTCTGTTGAGCTTAGCCACTCATCAGAGATCCCCAGGGGGTAGGACCCAGTAGATTCTATCCCAGCGCCGGCGTCGACCCATGTGATCAATGGATACTCGATAGCCTCCCTGCGAGGCTGCACCATCGGGCTCACGTTGCTGTGATCTGTGGTTGCCGCCAGCTCAGCAATCTCCGTTGCCAGGCGCGGGCTAAACCTGTCCACCGGCTCGTCTATAAGTCTGGCCAGCGCGGATGCGAATCGCGCGTTTAAAGCGTTGACGCCACTCAAGTAGTGGGCCACCGCTGCCGGGGTGACCCCGATCTCATCGGCTATTTTTCTTTTGTTGAGCTTGAGCTGGTTTTTTTTCGACAGGTACAGCTCGTTCGCCGCTTGGCATTCCGCGAGGAGCTTGGGGGGGAGAGGGGGCTTTTTGGTCATAGGGCGCAATGATAAACCGCAGGTTAATTTAAAAAGATTACCTGCGGGTGCGTCTTTCACGGATAAAGAGATACCTAAGGTTTCTTTTTCCTTGTTTAATAAATTACCGGAGGTTAACATTTAGGCATCCAGTCAGAGAGTTCTGCCATGAATCAAATCCCATTGCCCGATCTGGTCGCCAAGATCGGTCAGGCATCGGTTGCTGAAGCCTTCGGTATCAGCCCTGCAGCAGTGCATAAGGCGATTCGTCTAGGGCGTCAGATCATGGTCACAGTCCACGATGACGGTACCTATTCAGCGCACGAGCTCCGCCCCTTCCCTCACCACAAAGCGGTGAGCGTTGTGCAGGCTAAAGCCGGCAGGCTCCTGTGACTATGTCCAACTCTGGACGGCTGTTGATCTCGCGTGATCAGGTGCTGGTGGCCCACGCCGCAGACATGATTGCGCGCACCGGTTTCAGTCAGGATGACTTTGCTCAAACTCTGAGCGTGCAGTTGCACTGCCTGGTCCCTGAAAAAGCAATCGCCAAGGACGTTCCTGCTTTCAATCTGCTTGCCCAGGGAAACGACACCGTCGCTTTTCTAAAGGCTTCCGGGGCATGGCTAAGGCGCGTTGGCCGTTGGCTGAGTGGCGAAGTAGACCTGCCCACTTGGATCGAGGAGTCGTGGGTTCTTTCGCTGGATGAAGATCATCAAGAGCGCTGCATCAACGAATTGGCCAGTCGTCATGGTCTGACGGGCGCGCGTGAATTGAACGGTGATGGGAATCCAGTCGGTGTATTCGGGCAGTTGGTAACTCGACTGGGCGCCACCGTGCAACTCGGTAGCGAGATCCTGGCGGACGGCCAGATCGATAGCGCTGACCTTGAAAAGCTGCCTGAGTTTGTCGATCGCTTGCGAGCTGTGGAGGCGCGTTGCAGTGAGCTGCGCGCTCGTGCTCAGAACGTAATTGACGACCGTCCAGGCGTCACCGTGCTTCACAAGGTGAATTAGCTTCTGTGACAGTTCTCGATAAGGACATCCCCCCGCGCAATCGAAAGGCCGGCCCCGGAAAGGGCCGGCCTGCTGCTGCCCCACGCAACAAAAAAGATCCGCACGCCGCGCTTCATGCGCCAGTGCGTCCGCCCCGGTTCAGGGAAAAGCGGAATCTATCTACTGACCAACTGAAAAATCCTCTGCTACGCATGGCCTTCTCTCGGCTCAGCCAGATGCCCGAGCTGCGAGGCAAATACCTCAGGAGCCTGGACACAATTCACGGTAGCCGCCGCACACGGTCAGAACCATTCGTAGCGTTGTCCAGGGTCGCAGAGCAATTGCTTGTGCGCCTGGACTTGGCTACTGGTGTGCTTGGGTGGCTCGACGTGGAGCGTGGACAGTTCTTTCTCAATACCCAATGTGGTGTTGCAGAGGACAGCGATATCTCGCCGGCGTCGCTCAACCGGCTCATCAGAGGTCTTGAACTTGCGGGCCTGGTCTACCGTAGGATCGAGAAGGTTCGGCTTGACGAGAAGAACGATGCAGGCCTGAACCTGGTTCGCACTCGATGCTTGGTTCGTTTCACCGAGAAATTTTTTGCCGAGCTTGGTTGCCGCTATCTTTGGCATAAAGCCAAGAAGGCCGCCATTAAGAAGCGCGAGCGTCAGCTACGCGAGGTCGGCGCGCGTAATGCGGTGCGGCAAGAAAAGGCATCTCTTGAGGCATTACGGCGGGAGGAGTCCAGGCGTAATTGGCAACAGAGCGAGGCGCGCAAGGCGTCTCCGGATGCGCAGGCGTCCCCAAGCGCAACTAGTCAGCACAGACCGCCGTTAACGCCTGGCGGGGGCTCTGAGGGGCCTGACGACGCCTTAGCCCGACTGCTGCGAAGTGTCCAGGTCAAGAAAGACACGTAACCTTCCAACCTATCGCGTTCATCGTGAGGCCAGGCCACGCCTGGCGTCTGAAAACTCCCCGCTCACCCCCTCTGTTCAAACTGACGTACCGGCAGAAAGCCACGTTCGCGTCCGTTTTCTGTCGTCATTTTCCGGCCGCGCCGGCGCAAGTCGCACACGTCCTGGAAGGCTTTGAATTAAATGAAATTTTAAACCCCCCTCAGCACCCCCGGTGGGTATAAAAAGAGGCTTTCGGAGTGTGCAGACAGATCGCGTGTTGGGTACAGGATAATGCCTTCGCCCAAGGGCTCAGCTCGCTGCGCTCAGCTTTCCAGAGGATCGCGGGCTGCGCGCCCGCCTAGCGGCAGGGCAGTGCCCTGCACCCATCGCTGGAACTCCGGCACACAGTGCCTGAGGTCCATCGGGCCAAAAAGCGGCAATCGGGCGCGCCGAGGCGGTATCGAAATATTGAGATCGGTGGTCGCGGGCCGATCTCTCGGGTGCGGCTCGAAATTCTGTGTGCGGTTTTGTCGGACAACCGGCCGCTACGCGGGTTCCGCCGCGCAGGGATTTTTGCAGTCAAAGAGTAATGTGGTGGCGGCTTATATGCCTGCGGAGCAGGCATTGCGGCGAGGCGTGACGCGAGGTATTGCCTTGGGACAGGCGGGGGGAGTTGGTTAAGCTGACGCTTGTTTTCCGAGGCTGGCTAGAATTTCCTGTTGTTGCTCAATTGGCATCACTCGCAGTCGATCGAATAGCTCTGATTCCAAGGTGCCTACCTTACGAGCTGACTCCCTTAGCGTGTGCGAGTAGACGAGATTTGCTACCCATGTGTGGCCGCAGCCTGCGTCCAAACATTGGCAGTACAACTTCACGTATTGGGTAGTAACTTCCTCTCTGGAGCCTATACGGCCCTTGTGTCCGCACGATGTGCATTTGATTCTCATAAGTCCCTCTCCCAAGGTAATAATCTATGGCGTCATTTTGCCATGTTTCGATGGCGCTTACTCGTTTAGTTGGTCATTCATACAGTGGTTTCTGATGGGCTTGGAATCTCCCTCCACGCAAATCGTCGGTCCTCGCGTAGCGTCTGATTGGCCTGGTCAAACAGCTGACAGATCGGCCTGATCTCGTTGCTGGTGTACACGCGATCGATCTTCTCGATATCGCCAAACCCGCCACTGTTTTCCGGGATGATCCCGGCCAGTGCCGGGTTCATGCGCCAGGCCGCGATCACGTCATTGCGAGTGATGTTCTTCACCTTCTCCAGTTCGTCCTTGGCCTGGAAGTCACCCACCGGGATGATCTGGATGGCCTTCTCTGCTCCGCCCGGAATGTTGACGAACATCGATCGGAAGTTACCCACGCCTTTGCTGGCCGTGATCTGGGCGCGTAGCTCGTCTTCGTCCTCTTCGGTCAGGTTCGGGTCGTTGGTGTAGAAGATGTATCCCGCGTGCGCGCCGTTGCTGTAGTAGCGCCGGCGGAACAGTGTGGCGGCTTCGTTGAGCAGCAGCGCCTGCAGCCCGCCCAGGTACTCAGGCACGCCGTAAATGTTCTGCTCTACGTCGTAGTTGAGGACGTGCTCGATCTCGTCGGCGTAGAACTCCGTTTCCTGGCCGTTCTGTTCCAACTGGACGAACCCACCGTCGACCTTCACCCGCATGTTGATGGCAGGCAGGTGTCGCAGCTCCAGAGTCTGGCCGAGCAAATTGGGCACCCGGTAGAAATACGCTTCACCAAACACCATGAAGTCCAGCGCAGCCCGACTCATATCGGCCACTGACAGGCCGGCTGAAGGGATGAACTCACGCAGCAGCAGATTGCGCTTGAACCCTGGAATCGCGCCGTGGTGCGCGTTGGCCTTGAGCAGCTTGGCCAGCCCCCTGCGTGAAACTGGCGGGGTGAATATGCGACCGTCGTCGCTGGCGAACACGCCCAGGTACTGCGCGATGTTGTCGGTCAGCACGGATTCCGGCGCACCGAACGTGAACGCCCGCATGGACCGTTGCGCCGGCTTTTGTTGCTGATGAGTTTTGCGTTTTGCCATGAGGAGTTGATCCAGTGAGTGCGTAGCGACTGCGCCGCTTTTTGTCCGTGTTGAGGGGTTCGTACTGCAGTGCGTGCATGACCGCCCACGCCACGTCTGCGTGACCGGTCGCGTCGGTGCGCGAAGCGCTGTAGGTGACCTGGCCACTGGCGGTCGTGCCGCGCTTGATGGTCAGGAATGCCTGGGCGATATCGTTCCAGCCGGCGTCCCATTCGATGCGGCTGCCCTGAATGGTGTCCTGCGCCTTGAGCACCAGGAGGTTCTTGGTTTCCAGGCTGTAATGGATCGACGTAGCTCGTGGGTAGAAGTCGCGCACCAGGTCGAACACGCCGTAGCCGATGCCCGTGGTATCGATGCCGATGTGCTGCACGTTGAAGCGCTCGGTCAGCTTCTTGACCTGCTCGGCCTGGTACTTGAACGACTGGCCCCGCCAACTGTGCTTCTCCAGGATCCGGAACTTGCCGCCGTTCTCCAGCGGTGGGGCGATGACCACGCAGGTGGCGTCGTCGCGTGTCCGACTCGGGTCGTAGCCGATCCAGACCGGGCTGTTGCCATACGGGCGCGGGTCGTCCGGATCGAAGTCGGCCCACAACGAGAGATCCGAATAGCAGCGCTCCAGATCGGCCAGAGAAAACGCGCTCTGGCTGCTGTCGATGAATTTGCACATGAACAGCTGCTGGAACTTGTCGTCGTCGTACTCCAGCTGCAGCTGCTCGAGGTCGAACAGATCGCAGCCGCCGGCGATCGCGTCCAGGATGGTGATGACCTTGCGCCACTGACCGTCCGGACACAGCGCGCCGGCAGAGATCTGTTTGTCGCTTGGCCATGGATCCTTGGCAGCTTTGCGTTTGCTGTTGCGGAATTTCTCGCCCTGCCAGAACGGGTAGGCCTGGTGCGACACGGCGCTGGGCGTCGAGAAGTAGGTTTTGCGCCACTTCTTGTGGGTGGCCATGGCGCTGGCGACAGTGTTCAGCTTCTCAAAGTCGCGGATCCAGAAATATTCGTCCACGTACACATGGCCATGGTGGCCCTGCGCGGTGCTGCTGTTGGTGCTCAGGAAGCGCAGTTCAGCCCAAGGTTTGCCGTCCTTGCTGAGTACGATCGGGTTGCCGGTCAGCTCCAGGCCGAACCAGGCCTGGGCGAATGCGATGATGTAGCTGCGAAAAATCTCGGACTGGGCACGGCTGGCCGACAGGAACACCTGGTTATCACCGGTCAGCACCGCATCCATGAAGGCTTCGCCGGCGAAGTAGTAGGTCAGGCCCACCTGGCGGCTTTTGAGGATGTTCCGGATCCTGGCGGTCAGCGGGTTCTGTTTGGCGGCGAACAGCTCTTTCTGGTAGCCGTACATTTTGCTGATGAACTTGTCGAGAAAGTCCACCTCGCGCAGCTCGCTGACGTCGTTCTTGACCTTCTTTTCGCGCTTCTTGCCGTCGCGCTTGCCACGTTCCCGACGCTCGCCGCGCTGGTCGTCACGTCGATGGCCATCGTCGTCCTGCTCATCACGTACCGGCGCCACCGCAGGCTTTGCACACTGCTTGGCCAGGCGCTCGCGAACAGTCGTCAACCGGTCGAGCTCGTCCAGTTCGCCCTTGGTTAGCGAGTCGGCTTTTTCCAGGAGCAGGGTGATCCGCCGGCTGACGGCGGTCAGCGGTTCCTCATCCGTCAGCATGTCTTCCCAGCCACCGACGCGGATCCAGTGGTACACGATCCGGATGTTGGGCAGGTTGAGTTGCGCCTGAATTTCCTTGGCCTTATGACGGCGCAGAAACAGGCGTTTGGCGGCTTCTTTGACTTCGGTTGAGTAGTACATGGGCCGCAGTCTATGCGGCGAAAACGCGGAAAACGTGCAGTTAAAATCCGTGTTTCTCCTATAAATCGAATATAGGAGAAACGCGAAAGTAAACCGTTTGTTGGAGGCGTTGCGGCTCCCTATCTTGGGGCCTCAACTCACCGATGAGCGCAGTTCCTACCATGCCCCGTTCCCTTGTCAGCTTCTGGAAACGCGTCGCCACCAGCGGTCCTACCGTTGATGGTCGCGTCATCACGCCCCAGGAACTGCGCGACATCGCCGAGACGTACAGCACCGCCACTTACACCGCGACCATCTGGTCCGAGCATGAGCGCTGGCCAGGCTCCTACGGCACCGTGTTTGCCGTACGCCTGATCGAGGACGTCGAGGGCCTGGCACCCGGTCAGGTTGCGCTGGAAGCGCAGTTGAAGCCCACCCAAAAGCTGCTGTGGCTCAACGACCAGGGCGAAAAACTCTTCACCAGCATCGAGATCATGCCCGACTTCGCCAACACCGGCAGGGCGTACCTGACCGGCCTAGCCGTCACTGACGAGCCCGCGAGCCTGGGTACTCAGGAACTCTACTTTTCCCGCAAGACCGGCAAGCCCGTGCATTACGCGGCTGCCGTTCCGTTCGGGACGATCGGTGAAGAAGAACCGCACGGCGAGGTGGCCAAGCTGTTCAGCATGTTCACCGGCCTGTTCAAGCGCTTTGGCATTGAAGAGGTGCCCGCCGAAACCACCCCGCAACCCCCTACCGAGAGCAAACCCCCAATGGATGAAGCTACAGCCAAAGCGCTGCAGGCCTTGATCGAACAGCAACTGATCGTCGCCGCCGGCATTCAGGCGCTGATCGACAGCTTTGCAGAAGCCCCACCGGAACCTGACCAGGCACCGATCGACGACGTGCAGGCAGCCGTCGACGGCATCGTGGCCACCGCCGAAGAAGAGAAGCAGCTGAGCCGCAAGGCTACGGCAAACACTGCCGTTCTTGCTGGCCTGGCCAAACTGGAGGCCAAATTCAGCGCCTTGCTGGACAAGCCGGATGGCCGTCACCTGTCGCGCACCACCGGTGCGATTGACCCGAAAAAGAAGCGGGTACTCTGACATGGCCCAGTCACTGAGCGCATTCGGCGCGAAAATGTTCGCGGCCCTGCAGGTTTCCCTAGCTGAATCCTACGGCGTCGAGCTGGCCAGCAAGACGTTCAGCGTCGAGCCTTCGATTGCCCAGGAACTCAACGAGGCGATCACCCACAAGTCCGATTTCCTGCAGCGCATCAACGTCATCGGCGTGACCGAGATCAAGGGTCAAAAGGTGTTCCTGGGCGTGTCGGGTCCTGTGACCGGTCGCACGAACACCAAGACTACCGATCGCGAAGCGAAGGATGCATCGGCTCTGGATGACAGCACCTATGAGCTGTTTTCGACAGAATCCGACGTGAGCCTTCCTTACGCGAAGATCGACGCCTGGGCCAAGTTCCCTGACTTCCAGCAGCGCTATTCCTCAGCTGTACAGAAGCAGATCGCACTCGACCGCCTGATGATCGGCTTCCACGGCCTCAAAGCAGCTCCGCAAACCAACCTCACTGAATTCCCGGTGAACAAGGGCTGGCTGCAGATCGCTCGTGAGCAGATCCCTGAGCAGGTTCTGAGTCAGGGCCTGACAGCCGGCAAGATCACGCTGGGCGAAGGTGGCGACTATGCCAACCTCGACGCCCTGGTGCATGACACCAAGCAGATGGTCGACGAGCGTGTCCGTGATGGCGGTGATCTGATCGCAATCATTGGCAGTGACCTGCTGGCCTCCGACAAGGCCAAGCTGTACGCCAAGCAGGGCGACGTGCCGACCGAGAAAGAACGCATCGAAGATGCTCAGGTCATTGCGACCTATGGCGGCCTGCCAAGCTTCAGCGTGCCGTTCTTCCCGGTCAACGCCGTGGTGGTCACCAGCTTCGACAACCTGTCGATCTACTTCCAGGACTCCAGCTGGCGCAAGCAGACCGTTGATAACCCGAAGCGCTCCCGCGTCGAGGATTACAACAGCCGCAACGAAGGCTATGTGATCGAGCAGCTGGAAAAGTTCGCCATGGCTGAAAACGTCGAAGTGGTGAAAGCATGAGCTTGGCACTGGCGCACAAACGCCGCTTGATCGCAGAAGGCCCAGCGGCCGCGATCGCCGGTGCCCCGATGGCTTATTCGGCTGACACCGCGCTGTCCAGCCCCGCCAACGCACGCAAGCATTTGAAGCTTATGGAAGACGCCTTGGCGGGCGATCTGGAGCGCATCAGCGCGATCAACAGTCGTGAGCAGCGCCAGTTGCTCAAGCGTGACGAGCTGCTGCCCAAGTATCTGGACTACGTACAGCGGTATCGCGATTCGGAATTGAATTTCCAGAACTCGGTGCTGGTGTACGTCCTGATCTGGCTGTTCGACACCGAGCAGTTCACCCAGGGCCTGGAGCTGGCCGACTTCGCCATGTCCCAAGGCCAGGCACTGCCTGAGCGCTTCAATCGCGACATCCCAACCTTCGTTGCAGACGAGGTGATCGACTGGGCCGAGGCTGAATTCAAGGCCAGGCGCAGCCCTGAGCCTTACGTTTCCAACCTGTTGTCCCGTGTCGATGGCGAGTGGGAGCTGTTTGAGCGCATCCCGGCGCGCTACCACAAGTTGCTGGGAATGATCGCGCTGCACCGCAAGGACTGGCCTGTAGCAATTCACCACTTCGAACGGGCCGAACAGCTTTACGAAAGCATCGGCGTAGGGACGCGCCTGGCTGACTGCCGTAAGGCACTGGCCAAGGCGCAAGCCAACGCAAACGCAAACGCCGGCAACGGCAACGAATAACCGACTACCCCCCCCGGCGAGAAACTGTGGATGTGAGCCAACCATTTTTATGGCCCTGACCCACTGAAACAGTTTTCCCGCCCCTATTTGAGCGGCCAGCAATGAGCTTTTCCGGGAAACCCTCCACCTTTGTGGAACAAGCGATCGAGAACGACGGCTTTTGGCCTGACCTCTCCGTGGCTGAGTTTCAGAAAGGTTACCGCCTGCCGGCGGAGTACCTGGTTGAGATGCTGGCCGCCGATCTGACCACGGCCATGGTTGAGGTCAATACCGACCTGGCCAAGCTAAAAGCGCGCTGGCAGGGCGCTGGCGTGTCCAACGTTGAATCCGCAGACACCACCGTCCTGCCAGAGCGCACCTTTCAAGCGGCGACGTATAAGCGCGCCGTTTATAGCCGTGCCAAAGCCAGCCTGCTGACCCAGTTCGCTACGGTCAATCGCCGCGAAAACGCCGAAAACGTGGGCAAAGAGCTGCCTGAACGATCGGAAACCTTCCTCGCTTTCAGCCAGGCCGCCGTGCGGTCTCTGCAGGGCCGTGGCCGCATTACGGCGGCGTTGTTGTGATCAAGCTCAAGGCGTTGACCGCCTATCTGCTGTCGCGCCAGCTGGTTGCACCGGAACAGCTCGACAGCTGGACCGACCAGGTACAGATGGAATTGATCTGGAAGCCTGACACCCAGGGTATGCACATGGGTGACATGAACTACGGCGCGACGATCTCGATCGAGCGGTTCGCCGATCACCCGGCGCGTTTGTTCGCCCTGGTAGGCAGCTGGCTGGAAACCAACGACCAGGACCGTGACGGCCTGCCAAACGTGGTGTTCGACGTGGTCATGCTCGACAACGACCTGGCCGACGTCGACATCAAGCTGCAGTTCACCGAGGCCCAGTACCTGGCAGAGGATGTTGCCGGCGAGATCGAGGCATTAGGCAGCACCTGGTCATTTGTGCCGTTCGACCTGTGGGTCGCTGAGAGCGGCGAGGTGACCGGCAATGGCCTTTGATCTGGACATTCGCGGCATGCTCGAAGCCCAGGATCTGCTGGCCTTGATGGAGCTGCCCTTGCCCAAGCGCAAGCGCCTGCTGAACAACGTCGCGAAGCGGGTGCGCAGCCTGAGCCGCCAGCGGATCCGCAACCAGCAGAACCTGGACGGCACACCGTTTGAGTCCCGCAAGGACACGTCCAAGGGCAAGAAGAAGATGGAGACGGGGCTGGGCAAGCTGCTCGACGTCACCCGTCTGACTGGAAACGAGGCCGAGCTGGGCTGGCGTAACACGCTGACCCGCTGGGTTGCCTCCCAGCAACATAACGGCGTGTCCGAGCGGCGCACTGCCGCGCAGATGCGCCAGTGGAACACGGTTCCACCGGGCACTGCCGCCACTGAAAAACAGGCCAAGAGCCTGCGCCGCCTGGGCTTCAAAACCCGCCAGACCGGCAAAAAGACCCTGACCCGTCCATCCGTGGCGTGGATCCAGCAACACCTGAACTACGCCAGGGCGGGATTGCTGATCCGCGTCCTGGACGACCAACGAGCCGAATCTGCCGGCGCGCAAAGCTGGGATATCCGGCTACCTGCGCGCCAGTTCCTCGGTGCCAGCGAAAGTGAAACCAGCCAACTGGTGAATCTGGTGCTGCAACAAATCCTTAATTCACCCCGCTAACGAGGCACCGCTTTATGGCACTCGGCAAAGTCAGCGTAAACAATCTCAACCTCGGCCAGGGTGCCGTGACCGAGATCGAACGCTATTTCCTGTTCATCGGTCCCGCCGCCAAGAACGTCGGCAAGCTGGTCCCGCTGGACACCCAAAGCGATCTGGACGTCCAGCTGGGCGTTCCGGACAGCGACCTGAAAACCCAGATCCTGGCAGCGCGCAGCAACGGCGGCGATCGCTGGGCCTGCGTGGCTGCTCCGATCGCGGACGACATCACCTGGCAACAGGCGCTGGAAAGCGCTGCCCGCACCTATTCGTTTGAAGCGGTCGTGATCGTCAAGCCGTCGACCACCCAGGCCGAGCTGTCGGCTATGCATGTCGCCGCCACCGACCTGAGCAACAAACTGGGTCGACGCATCTTCGTAATGGCTGCCACTGCCGGCATCGCGCCGCAGCAGACTTGGAGCGCTTACGTCGTCGAGCAGAAAGCTATAGTCGACGGCCTGGCTGCGCCTCGGGTTCTGCCGGTACCGCAACTGCACGGCAACAACCTGGGCGTGCTGGCCGGTCGCCTGGCCAACGCTTCCGTGAGCGTGGCGGACACCCCAATGCGTGTGGCCACTGGCGCAATAGTGGGCCTGGGCGCTGAGCCCAAGGATATGGACGGCATCCTGCTGACCTCCGCTGTGCTGACGCAACTGGACGCAGCGCGCCTGTCGGTGCCGCAGACCTATCCGGACTATCCCGGCACCTACTGGGGCGACGGCAACCTGCTGGACACCCCCGGCAGTGACTTCCAGGTGATCGAGAACCTGCGTGTCGTCGACAAGGCTGCCCGCCGCGTGCGGGTCCTGCTGATCCGCTACGTGGGCGATCGGAGCTTGAACAACTCGGCCAACAGCATGGCGACCACCACGTCCAAGCTGATGGCCCCGCTGCGCGCGATGGCCAAGTCCACGAAATTCGCCGGCCAGGTGTTTCCAGGCGAGATCGAGCAGCCCAAGGACGGCGACATCGTGCTGACCTGGACGAGCAAAACCTCTGTCGTGGCCTACCTCAAGCTGCGTCCCCTCAACTGCCCGAAAGACCTGACCGCGAATATTGCGCTCGATCTTTCCGTTACGGATTCGGAGTAACCCATGGCCGCAAAAATTGGCGGTAAGAACTTCGACGTGAACCTGGGCGATCTGCTCGTTCACGTCGAGGCCGGCACCCTGGACATCACGGACAACAGCACCGTGGCCCAGACCAAGGGCGTGCCCAACGGCCACGTCGACGGCGATGTCGCTGCAGCGGGCGAGCTGGAACTGGACACCACCAACTTCAACCTGCTGATCGAGCAGGCGAAGGCATCCGGCAGTTTCCGCGAGCTGGAGCCGTTCGACATCGTGTTCTTTGCCAAGGCCGGCGAAGAGGAACTGCGCATCGAGGCGTTCGGCTGCAAGGTCCGCGTTTCCAGCCTGCTGAGCATCGATCCCAAGGGCGGCGCGAAGAACACTCACAAGGTGCCGTATGACGTCACCAGTGCGGACTTCGTCAAGATCAACGGCGTGCCGTACCTGGCTGCCGCTGAGATCGAGGGCCTGACGTAATGGTCTGCCCGTTCGATCGTGCGCAGGCTCTGGAGCAGCGTCAACGCGACCAGGCCATTGCGGCCCAGTTGGCCAAGCCGCGAGCGAGCGGGCCGAGCCTCACCCACTGCCAGGACTGCGACAAGGAGATCCCATCGGCGCGCCAGGCGTTAGGCGGCATGACCCGTTGTGTGCCTTGCCAAACCCTGACCGAAAAAGGAATTCGCTGATGAGCACCAATCAATTTGCTCAAGACACCGCCATCGCGCTGGTAAAGGCCTCGCCCGCCATCGGCGTCGCCGCCACCGGTGCGACCGGTGCCGTCGACTGGTCGACAGTGGCCTACATGCTGACCGCTTTCTACATGGTCCTGCAGATCTTGCTGCTGATCCCCAAGTACCGCCAGATGCTGCGTGAGTGGGAGACCAAGGTATGAGCCTGCGCGTCAAGATCACCGCCGGTCTCTTGCTGCTCTGCAGCGGCACATTGACCGCGTTTCTGGGCACCTGGGAAGGCAACGGCCAGAACGTGGTGTATGCCGACAAGCTGGCCGGCGGGTTGCCCACGGTCTGCATGGGTATCACCAGGTACACCAGCCCGGATCCGGTGGTTGTGGGTGAGTACTGGTCAGAAGCGCGCTGCGCCGAGGTCGAGAACCTGGTGATCGCCAAGGGTCAGCTGAGCCTGGCCGACTGCCTGACCAACCAGGCGATCGGGCAGAACACGTTCGACGCCTTGAGCAGCCACGGCCACAACTTCGGCATGCCGACGACGTGCGCGAGCCGCGCCGTGGGCCTGATCAATGCGGGCCGTATTGCCGAGGGCTGCAGGGCGCTTGCATGGGCCCAGGACGGCACGACGCCCGTCTGGGCCTATGTAACGGGTGCCGATGGCCGCAAGACCTTTGTCCGTGGCCTGCATAACCGCCGGCTGGCCGAAATGAGGCTGTGCCTGCAATGACCATCAGCCCGCTGCGCCTTGCCCTGTTTCTGCTGGTGGTCGGCCTGCTGACCTGGTGCGCTTTCGAGTACCAGGGCAACCAGCTCGATGTCGCCCGCGCTGATCTGGTCGACGCCGCTGCAGATCTGCACACCGAACGAGAGGCGGCCCGCCTGGCCGGCGAGCAGCTCGCAGCGCGGGACCAGCTCGACACCCACCATACCCAGGAACTGAACAGTGCCCGCTCTCAAATCAATGCTCTGCAGCTGGCTGTTGCTGATGGCCGTTACCGGCTGCGCATCAAAGCCGTCTGCCCCGCAATGCCCGGTGCCACCGGCGCCGCCGGCCTGGCTGATGCAGACACCGCCGAACTCGCAGCAGACGCTCGACCTGATTATTTCACCCTCCGAGATCAGCTCGCCTTAAGCCGGCAAATGATCCTCGGCCTGCAGGACTACATTCGCCAGGTCGTGCAACGCACGCCGGCACAACCCTGACCCTTTGCAACTCAACCTTACGGAAACACCGACATGAGCGAAGTAAACCGCAGCATCACCCTGGAAATGGGCAACTTGGAATTCACGTTCAACCTGAGCCCTCAGGTCATCACCAAGTACTTCAATGCCACCACCCAGGCGAACAAGGTCGCCCCGGCCCACAACCTGCTGATGGGGACCGTCAAGGACGAAGACAAAGCCGCGCTCAAAGCGTTGCTGGAAAACCCAATCACCACCATGACTCTGGCCGGCGCGCTGCTTGAAGAGTATTCGCCGGACGTTGAAGTGATCGTAAAAAAGCCCTCGAGCACGCCGAAGGCTTGACCGAAGACGGGCTGGGCCAGCTGCTGGCTTTGACCCAACGCTGGCTGCCTGGCGCTGAACCCACGATCGAGAGCATGGGCACCGCCAAGTGGCTGGAAGACGAACACTGGAGACGCATGGAAATTGCCGTCGCCAACGGCATTTCCACTGCCTTTAACGGATAACCCTGATGGCTGACCGTTCCGCCCGCCTGGCTTTCATCCTTAACCTGACCGACAAGGTCAGCGCCCCCCTGGGCAAGGTGAAAACCACGTTTAGCGACCTTGCCGAGCAGAGCCAGCAGAACATCATTCAGATGGGTGCGGGCCTGGCCGGCATGGTGGGCGCGGGTAAGGCCATCACCGAATCGCTGGAACCAGCGCTGGAGGTCAACCGGGCGCTGGGTGACATGCGCGCCCTGGGAACGGCCGAGGACGCGCTGGCGTCGTTGAACCGCAAGGCCCTTGAGTTTTCGATCACCTACGCCACTAGCGCCGCCGAGTTCGTGGGGTCGTCACGGGTCATCGATGGCGCGATCAAGGGTCTGGTCGGTGGCCAGCTGGCCGCGATTACCAGTTCCAGCAACTTGCTGGCCAAGGTCACCAAGGCCGATGCGGAAACGACCGGTGCGTACCTGGGCACCATGTACAACCTGTTCAAGACCGAAGCCGACAAGATGGGCAAGGTCGAATGGGTCGAGCAGTTGACCGGGCAAACGGCGCTGGCGGTGAAGCTGTTCCGCACAGACGGTGCCCAGCTCAAGGACGCCTTCAAGGAAGTGGGTGCAATTGCCACGCAGGCCGGTGTGGGTGTGGCCGAGCAGATGGCCGTGATCGGTACGCTGTCCAGCACCATGGAAGGCGGCGACGCCGGCGGGCGCTATAAGGCGTTCTTTGAAAACATCGGCGCAGCGGCTGAGAAAACCGGCCTCACGTTCACCGATGCCGCCGGCAATACGCTGCCGATGATCCAGATCCTGGACAAACTGCAGGGCAAGTATGGTGACCTGACCAGCGCCGCCGCCGGCACCAAGCTGGTGGAGGCCTTCGGCGGCGAAGGTGCCCAGGTGATCGGCGCGCTGGCCAAGGACACCGATCGGCTGCGCAACGGTATCAGCGAGCTGGGCAAGGTCCGAGGGCTTGAGAACGCCGAAAAGATGGCCAAGGCGATGGTCGATCCGTGGCAGCAGTTCGGTAAAGCCGTCGATGCGCTGCGCATTTCATTTGGCCAATCCTTGATACCGACCCTGACACCGCTGATGGAGCGTCTGGTGGGCATTGCCTCAACGCTGACGCGCTGGATGCAGCTGTTCCCCAACATTACGCGGATCATCGGCATCACGACGCTGATCATTTTGGGCTTCGTCGCTGCCATGTCGTTGCTGACCCTTGTAGTGGGGGTCAGCAAAATGGTCTGGCTGGGCATGCTCACGGTCTGGAAACTGCTCAACTGGCAGGGTTTCAAGTCCATTGCCATGTTCCTGTTCCACACCGTGCTGGTCGCGGCTTTCGCTGCAGGCCTGGTGATCCTGTACACCTGGATGGGTCTGGTGCGGCTCGGCATGTTGCTGTGGCAGGGCGCGATCTGGCTGGTCAACGCCGCCATGCTGGCCAACCCGGTGCTGCTGATCGTGGCTGGCATCGTTCTGCTGGTCGCCGCCGTGGTCGCCGCCGTCGTGTATTGGGACGAGCTGTGCGCCGCCTTGATGAACACCACCGCGTTCCAGTGGATCAGTGATCAGTTGAGCACCTTGTCCAACTGGTTCGGTTCGATGGGCGGCTGGTCGGGTATCGCCAAAACAGCGTGGGACAGCATCCTGGCCACCGTGAAAGGTGCGATCAATGGCCTGATCGAGATGGCCAACAAGATCCCCGGCGTGAACATCGAAACCACGTTTGGCGATTTGCCCGAGCCGCCGAAGGTGCCCGATCTGCCTGGTCAGGTGGGTGCTCCGGTGCCGGGTCCTCAGTTGCCGGCAGTGGTGACCACACCGCCAGCGGGTACGGTGCCGGGGCCAAAAGTCGCATCGGCTGCTCCTGTGTCGGCAAACCAGACATCCAAGCCGCTGGCCTTGGTGCCGGCTGCCGTCACCCGGTCTGCGCCGGCGCAGGTTCCCGCGCCTGCAGTCCAGGTTCAACCGGCACCGCCTATCAGCCTGCCGCAACCCGACGTGCTGCCGTTCAAGCCTCTGCAGATGCCTGTCCCGCAGATTCTGCAGGGCGAGCCGACCAAGCTGCCACAACCCAACGTGCTGCCCTTCAAACCGCTGCAGATGCCTGCCCCGCAGATCAAGCAGGCCGAGCCGATCATGCTGCCGCCGGCGTCCGCTGACCTGGCGTTTTCAATGCCGCCCAAAGCGGCACTGCCGGAGCGCGTCGAGAAGGTCATCGAGATGCCCGCCAAATCGGACAAGGGCATCGAAGCCCGTAAGGCGATCAACGCCAACACGTCGATCAGCCCCACCAAACCCCAGGCCGTCCCGAAAGGAGGACTGATGCAAAGCTTCCAGAACCAGAGCAACGCCATGAACCCCAACCAGCGCGCCGGCACCCACGTCGAGACGCTGAACATCAACACCGCCAAACCGATGACCCCGCTGGAGCTGGAAAACATGATGGCCATGGCGGTGGGCGGCTGATGAGCGAATACGTCGATCTGCTGATCATGAACAACGACCTGGTGCTCGATCCAGCCCGCCAGCCTCTGCTGGTGACTGACCGCGCCTCGATCGCCCAGGACATCGCGCACCTGATCCGGGAAAGCGGCCTGCTGATCACGCTGGTGGCCGAACGTGACCGGCTGCGCCAGCGTGACTGCATTCAGCAAATGGAGCTGCTGGTGGAAGCGGACGAGCGCCTGGTGCCAGGCACCGCGCAGATCGTTCAGAGCAGTCCGGGGCTGTACCTGGTCACCGCCACGACCGTGAAATTCGGCCTGCTGGAGATCACCCTGTGACCGTCGATTTTAAAAAGGCCCTCAGTGATTCCGGCGTGCCTACCACTGATGCGCAGCTCAAGCAGGCCTGGGAAAAGCTGGCCGTTGAGCAGGGCAGCACGCTGAGCAACACCAGCGCTTACAGCCCGTTCTGGCGGATCATCACGGCGCTGGTCACCAAACCGGTGCTGTGGCTGCTGGAGTTCGTCAGCGGCACTGTGCTGCCGAACTTCTTCGTCAAGACCGCCGGCGCGCAGTGGCTGGATATGCTGGCCTGGGCAGTGAACATCGAGCGCAAGGCTGCCACGGTGGCCACCGGTGAACTGCTGTTCACTCGTGCCAATACCGGCGGCGAGCTGGAAGTGCCGATCGGCACTGTCGTCCAGTCGCCGACCCTCAATGGTCATATCTATCAGTTGGTGACCACCGAACCGCGCAGCTTTGAAGAGGGCCAGAGCCAGTTGGTGGTGCCGGTCAAGGCCGTGGGTGCCGGCAGCGGCTACAACCTGGCACCGGGTTACTACGCTGTGCTGCCTCAGTCGGTGCCTGGCATTGTCCAGGTGGTGAACAATACCGACTGGCTGCAGACGCCTGGGGCGGATTCCGAGCACGACGACCAGTTGCGTCTGCGTGTGCGCAACCAGTTCTCGGCGGTTAACCAGTGGCACACCGACGCGGTGTACCGGGCAATCATCACCGGGTTTCCCGGGGTGGCCGCTGACGGCGTGTACTTTGAACACGGCGCGCCTCGTGGCCCCGGAAGTGCCAACGCCTATGTGCTGTTCGACGCCGGCGTGCCCGCCGATACGTTCCTGGAGCAGATCAATACGCACATTCGTGACGGCGGCAATCATGGTCACGGCGATGATCTGTTGGCGATGGCCATGCCTGAAACGCTGAACGCGATCAGCCTCAAGGTCTGGCCCGTGGCCAACCTCACCGTGCTGCAGCTGCAGACGCTGCAGGCCGAGATCGGGCTGTTCATCCGCGCTGCTTTTCGCGAGAGCACCCAGAGTGACTACGCGCCGACCCGCACGTTTCCTCAGTCGCGGTTCAGTTTCAGCCGCTTGACCGAAGAGCTGCACGCTCAGTTTCCGAACATCAGCTCGTTGCGGTTTGCCAACAGCGACATCGTGTCAGCGCTGGACATCCCCCGGATCAGCACCCTGGCGGTGGTTCTGCAATGATCAAGCTCAAGCTGCCGTTCTGGCTCGAAGGCCTGGAGCTGACCAAGCTGGTGGCCACCGCCCAGCTCTGGTGGGAGCAGGCCACCGAGTGGCTGCGCTGGCCTTACCTGCAGTTCGACGCTGACACCTGCCACCTGTCCATTCTGGAACTGTGGGCCTGGCAGCGCGACGTCACCCGCTTTGCCGCCGAGCCGGAAAGCCTGTTCCGGTTGCGGGTCAAGTACGCCTTTATCAACTCCGTCGACGCCGGCAGCACTGCCGGATTGAAACGCATCCTGGAGCGCCTCGGCGTCGGCTATGTCGAGATTCAGGAACGTATGCCCGAACGCGACTGGGACGTCGTGCTGCTCACCCTGAGCGATTCCCAATTGTCCGAGAACCCCGACCTGTTGCGCGTGCTGATCCGTCAGTACGGGCGCACCTGTCGCCGGTACGATTTCGTAACCATCACCCCGGTGCGGCTTGCTGTTGCCCTGGTGGATTTTAATGACGATCAGCAAACGCTGGTCGCCAGCCTTTAGGAGCCCTCATGGCTGCAAGTATCACTATCGCCGGCGAAAAGATTATCGCCCAGAAACAAGCGGCCAACCTGCCGTTGACCGTTGCCCGATTCGTGCTGGCCAACGTACCAGGCCTCAATGTGAGCGGCCCGGTCAACCGCGCCGGCGTTAAGCCGCCAGCGGCTCAGATCGTCTACACCGCAAGCATCACCCAGCAGGGCTTCGTCAATCCCAACCAGGTGGTGTACAGCCTGTTGATGGGCACCGATATCGGGGACTTCGACTGGAACTGGATCGGCATGGAGACCAGCGACGACGTGCTGCTGTCGGTCGCCTACGTGCCACTGCAACAGAAGCGCAAGAACGTGCTGCCCGACCAGATCGGCAACAACGTCACGCGTAACTTCCTGGTGGTGTTCGACGGTGCCCAGCAACTGACCGGCATCAAGATCGACGCCAGTACCTGGCAGTTCGATTACACCGCGCGCATGAAGGGCATCGACGAGCGCGAACGCATCAGCAACCGTGACATGTTCGGGCGTGCCTGCTTTTTCGGCGCAGGCCTGCAGTTGCAGAAGGTGGGCGCTGCCTACCAGCTCAACCCCGGCGTGGCGTATGTCGACGGCGTTCGTCTGCAGCTCGATGCGGTGTTGCCCGTGACCGTGCCGGCAGTGCCAACCAAAGCCTGGCTGGACGTGGTGCTGCAGCGCGAACTGAGCGATGTCGTGGCCTCGTTCAAGGTTGTGTTCGGCCAGGACGTAAAGGTCGATTACACCGACAGCGCATCGGCCAGGCACTACCTGGTGCCGCTGGCCGACATCACCGGTACCAGCAGCCTGGTCGACCTGCGTCCGATCGAGGCGATCGACGGCGAGCTGGTGAAGCACTTCGCGGCGCGGGTTGGTGACTATCCAGATCTGCGCGCCCGTGCCACGACCAAGGAAGACGTAGACCTGGGCAACCTGCCCAATGCGATCAGCGACGATCCAAACAGCAACAGCGGCGTGGTGCTGGCCACCACCAGAATGGTCAATGCTGTGCGTGCGGCAATCAATCAAGTGATCGCATCGATCGTCGATGGCTCTACTGTCGTTGGCAGGGCCGCACGCCTGGCTACAGCGCGAGCCATTCGATTCAACGGCGCGGCCAGTGGCATCGGGACCTATGACGGTGCGGGTGACACCAATATCACCCTGACCCTGGCCGATAGCGGCGTTGCGGCAGGTACGTACACGCGAGTAGCCGTCAATTTGAAAGGCTTGGTTACCAGCGGCGGGAATCCCACGACGCTGGCCGGCTATGGCATCACCGACGCGTACAGCAAGGATGACGCGAACAGCAGTTTCGTGAAGCAAGGCGGTGCCCCAGGGATGCTGGGCAACCGAATCAACATCGGCTGGACCGGAGACAGGGTCAAAGTGAGTGTCGACGGCACCGACGGGGGCAGGATCTGGACGGACACCACGTTTAATCCTAACGACAAGGCCAATAAAGCCACCTCGCTGAGCGGCTACGGGATTACTAACGCCTACACCGTCGAGCAGGTAAACGACCTGGTGAACAGGCGGGTACAGGCCGACTCCATCATCCACGCTGGTTTTGCCAGCAACAATACTGACTATCCGTATTTCCGTCGTAGTTCTGATGAAAAGGTTTATTACCTGCAGCCGCAGATCGGTTACACGCCATTGCAGCAGGGCGGCGGTGCTGGTCAGAAGACCAACAAGGTGTTCATCGGTTGGTCGGACGTCGGTCTGAAGTTGACGGTCGACACCACAGATATGGGCCGAATCTGGACTGAACAGTCGTTCAACCCCAACGAAAAGGCCAACAAGTCTAATTCGATCGCCGGCTACGGCATCACCGATTGCTACACCGTTAACCAAGTGAATTCACTTCTTGGCGACAAAGCCAACAGGTCCAACTCAATTGCGGGCTATGGCATCGCTGACTGTTACACGGTGGCTCAGGTCAACTCTCTCTTGAGCCAGCGCGTCGCGGGGGATGCGATCCAGACCGCCAGTGACAACCCTGAATTCCCTTATTTTCGTCGTAGCTCGACAGGTGGCATTCATTACCTGCAGAACCGCCTCGGGTTTACGCCGGTGCAGCAGGGTGGTGGCGCAAACCAGGCCGGCAATCAGTTGCGGCTGGGATGGGCGACCAACGCTGCAGGTATTCGGGCGCAGGTGGATGCCACTGACCTTGGCCTGTTGTGGGGCGAGCAGAACTTTTATCGGCCTGACAACAACAACTTTCTGGCTGTTTCCATCACCGCGACCGAAGTGCGACTGCCTGCAGGCGGCACCTGGTGCTACTCGCTGATGCATTACTACTCAGGTGGTGCAGGTGTAGTCGGTCGAAGTGGCCAGGCAGCCGGCGGCACCGTTATTTCATTCAGTGGCGGAAGCACCATTTACGGTTTCGCCTGGAGGTACGCAGCATGACAGACGCAATTCTCGACACTCCCGAAGAGGTTTTACCGCCCACGTTTGCGGCTCCCGAAGAACCGGTGACCTTGAGCGTAACGTTCTCCGATGTGGCCCTTAAAAACGACGGCTCGTTCGTGATAACCGTTGCTGGCAACCGTTGTCACGTTACCCAGGACTACAATCCGCCGCTTTACCAAGCCGTTGTCGAGTACCTGGACGCCGGTGGCCACGCTACCGAGTACGCCGAGGACGTTGTTGTCCAGGCCGATCCTGCGTTGCTGGCCAAGCTCTGGGTAGAACTGCGTTTGAAGGTGTCGGATAACCTGGTATCGCAGTACCGCGATGCTCGCGATCTGGGCGGTGAACTGCCGATCACACCCGAACAGTTCACCCAGTTGCTGACCTGGCGGCAAGCAGTGCGCGAATGGCCGCAGGTGCCAGGCTATCCGAAGGAAACTACGCAGCCGGTCACCCCGGGCTGGATTGAAGCGGTCGTGCTCGATGGCGAATGAATGGGCACCGATCAAACTGCAGTGGCCGGTGCAAGCCACGCAGTGGATGGATCAGATGGCAGGTGCACGCGACCTGATCCAGAGCGAAATGGCAATCACCGGTCAGCGCGTCTCGATGCTGGCCGATATCGCCAAGACCAGTCCTGGTCTGATTGCGGGTGCTGCGAAGTCGGCCATCAGCGCTGGGCGCGATGCGTTGGTTGCACAGTTTGAAAACGTCCCGTCTTGCATCGTCGTGACGCCGTTTCAGCACGGTGTAGGGCAGGGCAGCGGTGGTCATCAGCGCTTTTTGTCTGCGCCAAACCTGCTGCAGCTACTGGCCGATAAGCTCACTGATACCACTGACGCTGTGCGGCCCCAAGGTCAGCAAAGCGCCCTGGTACTGATATTCCTCGCCACACGCCTGGACCAGCTCGCGGCGACGTTGGGTCGGTTCAACGTGGTGTTGCCTATGCCTGACCTGGTGCGCGCCGAGCGTCGTGCCGAACACCTGGCCAAGCTTGAGGTGGAAAAGTGGGTGATGCCGATCGCTGGGCAAATGCCGCTCTGGAGTCAGTTGCCGCTGCAGCGCTGCCCGATCACCAAGCTGGCCAGCCAGTCCATGGCCGGCCAACTGGCGGTACTTGAGGGCTATGCCGCCGACAGTTCGCCGATGGCGGACCTGGCCGATCTGCAGGCACGAAAGAAGGCGCAGGTACAAGAACGCGAGCAGCAGCTGGCCGACCTGAAAGCCCAGTTCACCAACAGTGCCGACGATGTATCGATCCAGTCCAGGATGCTGGGACCGGGGGACGTGGGCCAACTGCGCCGCGAGCTGCTCGAGGGCGAAGCACCAGGTCATGAGTGGCCGCTCTGTGCCGGCGCACTGTTGGTGGGCTCTGCAGAGAGCCTGAGCTTTGTTCAGGAACTGGTGGGCCTATGACGCTGCTACTCAACGGCGAGCAGATCATCGGCCACCGCATGAAGCTGACGGCCAACCTCAAGATCGAGGCTGACGAGCTGGGCGGCCAGACATCGGGGACCGACAAGTCACACAAGGGTTTCAAACCCAAGACGCTGACGGTAGCACTGACGATCCCCTACAAGTCGCTCGAAAACCTGCGCACCATCATGCGCCTGGCCGAGGCGACTGCAGGCGGTGGCCAACTGCAGACCTACCGGATCGTCAATGACACGGCCAAGGCCTTTGGCATCCGGCAGGTGACGTTCTCCGACGGGGTCAGCGCCCGTGAAGACGACACACTGGCCCAATGGATCGTCCAGTTTACCTTGAGCGAGAAGCTATCCAACCCGGAGAAGGTCGAGAACCGTCGCGCCGGCAACGGCGTTACGTCCCAGTCCGCGCCTGGCGATGGTGTGGCGGGCAGTGGGTCGGGATCGGGATCGGGATCGGGTGCAGCCGAAGAGCTGACCGGCTTTGAGGCCGTGCTCAAGAAGGTGGACACCTACCTGGGCGGCACGCCATGAGCATGAAGCTGCACAAGGTGCTGACGATCGGCGGCGTGACCATGCCGCTGATCAATGACGATGTTCGTCTGGACCTCAAGAGTCCGGGCCGTGCCACGTTCACGATCAAGGCCGGCGCCACCATCAAAGGTTTGGTCACGTTCGATATCGGCTACAACGAAGCGGTTCTGCAGCGTCACTTCATTGGCTATGTCGAGCGCTGCACTGCCACCAACGGCATCGAGCAGGTGGTGCTGTGCCGCGAGTTAGCCGCGGTGCTGGCCAACCCTTTGCCCATGAACCTGCGTCATGTGGATCTGCGCGCGGTGCTGGCCGATATCGGCGGCAAGACCGGCCTGCGTTTCCGGGTTCCGGATCAGGCCTATACACGCGTCAAGACACCGTTTTTCTACAACCTCGCCGCTGGATACCAGGCGCTGGACAGCATGGCACGGGTGTTCGGCATCAAGGACTTTATCTGGCAGCAACAGGGTGACGGCGAGATCTACGTCGGTGCCTGGGCTGACAGTTTCTTCGGCGCTCGAGCGCCGTTGCAGTTGCCGGTCAACCTTTTCGACGGTTACCAGGGCAGCCAGAGCGCAATGATCGCGGCCTTGCCAGGCTTGCGACCAGGCGTATCAATCAACCAGGGCGAGCGGATCACGAACGTGACGCTGGCCGGCACACAGATGGCCATCAAATGGACGACGCAATAAAGCGCAGCGTAGAACGGCAATTCCCTGAACTCACTGGCGGCTATCACTTGCCGCGCTTCGCCAAGGTCGTGGCCGTGGCGGATGCGCCGGCCAGCGCCGGGCTGTGTGACGACTTCCGTCCGCGCTTTTCGGTCGACCTGCAGGTGATGGGGCCAGACGGCGAGATCGACACGACGTTGCCGTTACTGGCCGGCGTGCCGCTGCCCATGCCGGTGGGAGGCGATGAGATGGGCTTCTTTGCCTTTCCGGAGGAGGGCACCAGCGTGGTGGTGTGCTTCGCTTATGGCCTGCCGCACAAGCCCTACATCCAGACTATCCTGCCCCACGGTCTGACATTGCCGAAGGTGCCCAAGGGGGACCAGGTATGGCAGCACAGCGATGCGGTGCAACAGCGCGTCGATGCGGACGGAAACTGGCTGCGCAAGACCGACGGCAAGATCCAGGACCAGGCGACCGAGCGCGAAGTCGACGCGATGACAAACGCCGAGCGCTTCCAGAGTCACACCAGGACGGTGGATGACCATTCGACCGAGTCAGTGGGTGGAGTGAAGAAGATCGAGGCTCTGGGCGCGCTCAAGCTGCTGTCCGGCGGATCCGCAAGCCTGGCGGCAGTGGACGATCTGCACCAGGCAACCGGGCGCGATCTGAACCTGGTGGTCGGCCAGAAGCACAACGCCACGGTGGGTGGCGACATGCACGAAAGGATTCAGGGCTTGCGAGAGAGTATCACCAGTAAGAGCCAGCGTTTGCAGGCTCCGAAAAACTGGGTTGGGTCGGGCGGTGTGAACATCTTTCAGGTCGTGTGTGACCTGCTCGATTTGGTTCAGGACATGAATACCCAGCTCGCTGCACACACCCATGGCCCGACGCCGGTGCCTGGCAACGCCGCTGCGTTCACGGCGGATGCAGCCAAGGCAGCGTTACTGTCCGCCAAACTCAAGTCAGTGACGCTTTGATGTCTAAACCCGGCGCCAGCAAAATTTTGGGGAATTATCTTATAAGCTTGGAACCGATCCGCTCCCTATGACCACTCAAGTGGCGTCATAAATGCTGTACTAAAGAGGGTATACGAATGGGAAATATATGTGTCGGCGGATCCAGGATGGCCCATCAGGTGAACTCCCCAGACCGAGTTAGTAACAACTCGGGTGACGAAGGTAACGTAACGTCCAGTCAACTGCTGAGCGTCAGACATCAACTTGCGGAGTCTGCTGGTCTACCAAGAGATCAGCATGAATTTGTTAGTAGCCAAGCACCTCAAAGCCTGAGAAATCGCCACAACAATCTTTACTCACATACGCAAAGAACGCTGGATATGGCGGACATGCAGCATAGGTTCATGACGGGAGCGTCAGGAATCAATCCGGGAATGCTGCCACGTGAGAATGTGGACGATATGCGTAACGCTATATCTGATTGGAGTGACATGCGCGAAGCTCTGCAGCACGCAATGGGTATCCATGCCGACATCCCACCGTCTCCAGAGCGATTTGTTGCGACTATTAACCCGAGCGGATCAATTCGAATGTCAACACTTTCTCCTAGCCCGTACCGTAACTGGCAATGATGTCAAGCCGTGTGTGGCGTCATAATGTCGACGCACACGGCCTGCATCTGTGATGCAATCCGTTGTGATCGCCTGATCTAAAATTCTACGTATTTACAGATGAGTGCAGAGGTTCTTCAGTGCGTCACAACGGTCGATAGACAAAACTAAAGAGCAGTTAATTATAAGATGTGTCTCTAGAAGAACTGGAGTGTAGCAGCGCTTAACAGCACTACGATTAAAAAAGTATCACCCCCTTTTAAGAGGGGGGTGTATTCATTCAGTAATGTAATCTTTCCTTGTGAACCAAAATACTCCGCGTCGCAGCATGCTTCGATATTCTCAATAACACAAGCCTACGCGTATGTACAGCCGTCGACGCATTCAATACCACTGAGCACAAACCGTTGTGGGCCATTGGTGGCCAATGTGACGTCCACCAGCTCCGGAAGCCGCTGTTCCTCTTTTGGGCATGCCTGCCTAAATATTCGCAGTGAGTCGATCGGACTATCACGTTCCCTTGTATCGCTTCGTATCGCTCCCTCTCTCTCGGTTCCAACGCTATATCCTTGCGCCTCATTGGAATGACCAAGACCTGCATCAGGCGGCACTTTCTGATGCAGGGAGGTATAGCTGCTCCTCAATTGCATATGCTAGCGCTCCGTCAGCGAGTTCCAGCATGTCGCTGTACTCCTCTGCGTTCACGATTTGCGAGGTATGCAGAGCGCAAGCACGTTGCAGCAGCAATTTGTGATGGACTCCGGGACAAGCGAGCAACGCAGTGATGTCCTCAAGCAACGCGACCCATGCATCAACCTCTGCTTTTTTCTCTGTGATAACCACTGCAATGACCATCTGATCTCCGAATTTAACTGTATGTACGTACAGTTCCTTAGCTTGCTTTGGCTTCGCCACCACTCTCCGATAGAAGGACTAAATCTCAGATGATCTTGGCTTGAGGGAAAATTGGCCTAGGAATAAAAAAACGCAAGGAAAAGCACTTATCCCCCTCCCGCCGACGGGCTTTGTGTCCATTTTTTTTGCAAATCTCAGGTCTGTGCAAACAGGGCTGTAGGCCCTGCATTCCGTGGGGGCTCACAGAGGATCAGGAGCTGCACAGAATGCAAAGAATTGACAACAAATGCAGTGCAGAACGTTCAGCGGCGGACAGTGCAGTGAGGAGCCCCTATTCGCTCAAACCCCCGGCCACGTTGAGCAAAAAAATTTAAAAGGCGGCTACGGCCATATTTTCAATTCTGATATGGCGACTTGGACAGCTGCCACCAACCGAATTCGATAGAGCCGTTAGCCTGGAGGAACCTTTCTAAACCGGGGCTCACAGAGCGTTTTGCCAGGCGCTGGTCTTTGCACAAAATCACATCGCTACACGTGCAAATCACGTATGATCAGATACTGTTTATGCATACAGTAAAAGGTCATTTTTATGTCTTCTCCCATCGTTCCCTGGATGGGCGGAAAGCGTCGTCTCGCTGATCGCCTGATACCGCTTTTCCCGCCACACGAATCCTACGTCGAGGTCTTCGCGGGCGGTGCCCCTCTTTACTTCATGCGGCCGCAGGGTGCGCCAGTGGAAGTACTTAACGATATCAACGGCGACCTAGTGACCCTGTACCGGGTGGTGCAGAACCACCTCGAAGAGTTCGTGCGCCAATTTAAATGGCGCTCAGGCGGCACGTGCTAGCACGTGCGATGAATTTAGAGTCAGACATCCCAGTCTTTGGCTCTTTTTGCTCTCTGCCTTTCAAGAACGTCCATAAAGGAGAGATTTATTCGAATAGTACTGATAAGTGCAAATATCTGAAGTCCAGACACAAATGCAAGGACGAACTGAACGCAGACAGCTAGACGATCTTGTATTACGAAGCTAAAGTCACTTTTTATAGATAAAAGAATAAGTAGCACAACCGATACTATCATCGTAGTTGCGGACTGAACTATTACACTAATAATCTGCTTGAGTCGGAGGGTGTCTTCTCCGCCAGCAGAGAAATCAATGTTTACTAAGTTTTCGCCCTTTAGCGTCTTTAAAACGTTCGGGTAGAGGAATGCGACCCAAATGCTCATTATAGTAAAGATCGCGCCTGCTATAGCCACTAGCAGACTCAGTATGTTCGATATTGAGTCTGGGCTTATTGCAATTCCGAAAATGAGTAACAAAATCGGAGTTGCCAGGCACGCAATTACAGCTTTCAT